ATGGCCGTGGGCGAGATCGTGGACATTGAGACAAACGGCAAGATCGAGGTGCCGAACTCTGACTTCTCGGTCGAGGGCACGAGCGAAGATCCCGCTGCCATGATCAAGATCTACAAGGAGATGGAGGGCGGCGAGTACGAGGAGACGGATGTCTTCGTAGCTCACAAGTTCTCGACCTTGACGAAGATGGAAGTGGAGACGGAGACGGAAGTCGAAGTCGAAGAGAGCATGATGGAGGAGAAGCCCGAAGGCGAAGAGATGAGCAAGAAGCTCACCGCGCTGGACAAGAGGCTATCTGATCTCATGATTGCACTGGAGTCGCTGGAGAAGCGTCTCGATCAAGCCGACATCGCCAAGGCGGTGACGGTGCAACACGAACAGGCGACCGCTCTGCGGTCGTCGAAAAGCGTAGACGCTGCGGCGTTTTACGCTCAGGTCGTCGAGCGCGTTGCTCGCGGCCTGTGACACCAAAGACCGCAGAGGAACTCAAAATGGAAATCAATGATCGTTCGGTCGATGCGCTGTCACAGGCGTTGATCGGCCAGTTGAAGGCAAACCTCGACAAGCGTGACGCCGACCTGTGTGAGCGTCTCGCCAAGCAACTCGACGACAAGCTGGATGCCCAGCGTCGTGAAGTTGAAGCCAAGGCCGCACGCTTCGCCGTGCCGGGACTGGCTCAGGACAGCAAGGAAGTGAAGGAGTTTTCCTTCGCCAAGCTGATCTCTGGTCTGATGAAGGGCAATGTCGCCAAGTTCGCGCCGCTGGAATACGAGATGTGCTCGGCTGCTGCCGGCACGATCGACTCCGCCGTCGTGACCAAGGACATGGTCACCACCGTGGACAGCCTCGGTGGCTTCATCGTTCCGAACCAAGTGATGTCGGCCCAGATCATCCCCTTGCTGCAAGCTAGCATCGTCGCTTATGACGCTGGCACCGTTCGCATGGGTGGCCTGACCGGCTCGCCGGTTCAGATCCCGAAGATCACCGGCGCGACGACCGCGTACTGGCTCGGCGAAGTGGAAGCCGTGACGAGCGGTGACATGAGCTTCGGCCAGATCGACCTGTACCCGCACGATGTGTTCGCATTGTGCACCTTGTCGAACCGTCTGATCGAGCTCGGCGCGCCGGGCGCGGAGCAGTTGGTTCGTACCCAGTTGGCCCGTGACATCGGTCTGAAGATCGACGCTGCGGTGTTCAACGGCACGGGTGCCGCCGGTCAGCCGACGGGCATCATGAACACGAGTGGCATCAACACCCAATCGTTCACTGGTTCTCTTGATGCGGCCACCTCGTACAACGAGCTCATCAACATGGAGCACAAGTTGTTCGAGGACAACGCGCAGACCGTGGGCGAGTTCGTGTGGGCCTTCCACCCGAACCAGTTCCGTCAACTTCGCAAGCAACTCGACACCGTGTCGAGCAGCGCGAATGTCAATCCCAAGGTTCGTCCGTTCGTCGACGGCGGCACGATCGAGCGCGTGCTCGGTCACCGCTATGTTCTGTCGACGCAACTCCCGAACGACAAGATCCTGCTCGGCGCGTTCGCCGCGTCGATGGTTGCGGAGTGGGGCACCATGGTGCTCGCGGCTTCGCGTGAGGGCACGAACTTCACCAAGCGTCAGACCCAGATCCTCGCTGGCATGACGGTTGATGTGGGCGTGCGTTACCCCGAAGCGTTCTGCGTGTCGACTGGACTCGCGGCCCAGACCTGATCCACTAACGACGAACCACTAAAAGGAGACACTCAAATGCAAATGGACTTCCGTTCACACCACAAAGTTGTGCAGGCCCTCAAGGCCGACAACTACAGCGCGGCAGTAGCCACATCCGTAGAGATCGACACCACGGGCTTCGCCGAAGCCGTGGTGATCTTCGACGCGGGTGCGGTTGGCGCAAGCGGCACGGTCGATGTGATCGTGCGCGACTGCGCTACCTCGGGCGGCACCTATGCCGACCTGACGGGCGCGGCCTTCACTCAAGTCATTTCAACGAACGACGACACCGTGTATGTCGGTCGCATCCGTCTGAACAGCGCGACTGCTGGCACGACCGACAAGTGCGAGCGGTACATCAAGATTCAGGCGACCGTGGGTACGGCTGCGTGTGATCTAGGCGTGACCGTCCTGTTGCTGAACGCAACTGGCACGGGCGTGACCTTGAACACGATGTCGTTCTCGATCGACTGATCCAGACGAGCGAAGTATGGAAGCCGTCACCGACGAGATCGGTGGCGGCTTCTTCTATTGAGTAGACTGCACGCATGAAGCTGTACATGGTCGCGCATGGGTATGTGCTCCACGATCCAAAGGCATCGGGCCTCAACAAGGCTTGGCTCTTGAGCGGCCAGACGCTGGATCTCGACGACGCGTGGGTGGCGAACGAGATCAAGGGTCAGGAGTTCAAGCTCGTGCCGGCGGCTGCGAACGCGATCGAGACACCGAAGAGCCGGTGGCCGATGCCGTTGTTCAATCGCTGGCAGGCCGCTGCGCCTACCGTCGAACACACGGCTGCAAGTCCTGCTAGTGTTGAGCCCGAGGCACCGCGCAAGTCACGCAAGAAGAAGGGCGACCTATGAACTTTGACGGCAAGGTAGGATTCAAGCAGACACCACTACGCGCCCCCGGCGTGGCACTGACTGCAACAGAGACAACTGCGGCTATCACCCCGAGTGGCTTCTCGCACGCGTTGTTCTATGTGACCATCAGCATCACTGGCTCGCGCTCAATCACGGGCAAGCTGGAGCACAGCGATGACAACTCATCGTGGACTGATGTCTCGGGCACGGCCTTCGCGTTCAACACGGGTCTAGGAGACGCTACGGATGCGCTCCGCACGATCCTGATCTCGCACGATGCGGTGAAGCAGTATGTGCGCGCGAGCGTGACATTCGTGGGCGGTACGAACAATGTGCCGGTGATCTCCGTCTTGCAGTTCAACCAAAAGAACCAACAGGGCGCGAGCCCGTTCGCAGGTGAGGTGCTCTGATGCGTAACGATCAACTGACTGGGATGCGTACGACCGTTGTGCGTATTGCTGGCGGTGGTACTGGTGCTAGCACTGCGATCGACGGCGCGAACTATCGGTTCGCGGTCTTCCATGTGATGATGAACGCGGCCAGCGTGGGCAAGAGCGTCACCGTGCAGATTGAGCACAGCGACGACAATGTGTCGTTCTCGAACATCGGCAGCGTCGCCACGATCTCGGGCGATGTCGCGCTGACCTCGGGCATGGTGCTGGTGAACCATCAGACGGCCAAGCGTTATGTGCGCGCCTACATCACGCCGAGCTCCAGTGCGCAGACTTCGTGCTTGGCGGTTCAGTTCAACGAGATCGTGACACCTGACGCGACCTCGAATGTGACCTACGCGGTGCTCTGATCATGGACTACACGACATCGACACGAGTGAAAGCCCTGCTCGGCATCGGTGTCGCCGATGTGTCGCAGGACACCTTGATCGCGCAGCTCATCACCTCGACGAGCCTGCGGTTCGACACCGAGATGCGCCGGCACAGCCAGCAGAGCGCGCGCACCGAGGTGTACCCAGTGAAGTGGACGCGCCGGCTCGTGACGCTGAAGGGCTCGCCCGTATCGAGCGCGGCAGCGTTCACGGTGAAGCTGTCCGACAGCACGAACTTCACGACTGCGGTGACGCTGGTCAAGGACGACGACTTCATCATTGAGCACGAGTACGGCATCCTGCGTCTCCTGACCGTGGGCACGCCGTTCACGACGGGCGCGGCCTCGCGTCCCGTGGCACCGTACTACGCGCAGGTCGTGTACACGGGCGGCTTCGCCACGAGCACGGCGAACCTCATCACCGCGTACCCTGACCTCGCGCAGGCGTGCGACCTACAGGTCGCGTACTTGCATCGTCGTCGGTTGTCGGCGGGCGGCAACTTCTCGGTCGGTGGTAGTTCGACCTCGTACAGCGACGACTACACGATCCTCACTGATGTCCAGAAGACCTTGAACAAGTACACCCGCATCCACTTCTGATGGATGGAAAGATCGACATCCGCGGACTGCAACGAGCTCTCGCCAACTTGCCGAAGGCGTTGGACGCGGAGATGCGTCGTGCATTCAACGCGCACGGTCGATTCATGACGAAGGAGATGGTGACCAAGCGGTTCACCGGCTACACGGGCCGCACTGGTGACCGATTGCAGAATCGCTCGGCGTTGCTGCGTCGGAGCTTCAAGCACGAGGTCGTCGGCGGTGTCGGCCAGAGCACGCCGCTCACGCTCGTGCACTACTCGGCTGGCGTGAAGTACGCGCGGTTGCAGGAGTACGGCGGCACGATCAAGCCGAAGCGTGCGAAGTGGCTGACGATCCCTCTCCCCGACGCGTTGACGGGCTCGGGCGTGCAGCGTTACGAGTCGGCCCGCTACCTCTTCGAGAACTACCCGAAGCAGATGGCCGTGGTGCGCTCGCGCTCGGGTCGGCTGTTCATCGTCTCGCGTGGCAAGCCCGGCACGAAGCCGCGCAAGGACTCGCCGATGGTGTGGCTGTACATCCTGAAGAAGGAGTCCAAGGTGCCGGCGCGCCTCGGGTACCGCGACACATGGAAGTCGGTCGATCTCGTGAATAACCGCACCCAGTTGTTCAACGAGGCCATCGGGCTCGCTCTGCGTAGGACGGGCCTCGGAGGTGGCGCGTGACCACCGTCTTCGATTGGACGATGTGCCCAGCGCGCATGGTCGAGTACAACGAACGACGGGCCGTGCAGGTCAACGGTGACCGCGGGCACAGCCGTGGCCGGCAGATCAACATCATCGCGCCGACCGTGGGCAACACGGACGGCGTGGCCTACCGTCGGTTCGAGCTCGTCTACGACAGCTCCGACTTGATCGTTGACGAAGTCGAGCGGGCGTGGGCGGCAACCTACGGGCCCGTGCTGGCCCTCAGCTACACGCCGCCCGGCGAGTCGGCCATCGAGGTCAGGTTCGCGGCCAATACGCTCCAGCGCGTGCGCACGAGCGTGGCGACTGGTCAGGTTACGATTGTTCTTGAGGAGATCCGCTAATGGCATACCCGTCAGGAACAACCGTACGCGAGACGATTCTTGCGAACATCGACACGACGCTCGCCGCGATCGCAACCACGCCGCTGACCTACAAGACGGTGCCGAACACTGTGCGCCGGTGGACGGGCAATGTGTTCGAGGTGCCGAGTTACCCGTGCATCATCGTGGTGCCGACGGGCGAGACGCACGACGACAGCCGCATCGCCATCGTCCAGCATACGATGGACTTGCTGATCGTCTGCGGAGTCTACGATTCCAACTGGAAGACGACCTTGCAGGATCTGGTCACGGATGTGCGCGTTGCACTTACGACGGACTGGACTCGTGGTGGCAAAGCCATCACGACCCAGATCATCAGCGACCAGATCTTCGAGGCCG